TGGATTCTGAGAAGAAAAGGTCAAAGGGTCAACAGACATTCCCAATTCTTGACGGGCTTCTTCTTTTGAGATGATACCCTTCTCAAACAAATAAACATAGTCCAAGCCAATCGGAGGATTGTTCTTGGTTTCTAACTTGACGGGAGAGATGTATTTGAAAATATGAGACAAACAAGAGTCAATCTGCTTTTGACGGGGTTCTACATAAGAACTCTGAAAGGTTTCGTATGCTTCAACAAGTTCGCTTCTGCCTCCCAATTGGCCTTCTGTCTTAACCCCAAACAACATTGGAGAAGTAACCTTGTGACCAACAAAAATCTCTTCTTGGACTTGGCGATTCAATTCAACAAACAACTTGTCAAAGTCACTCGGTGCAAGGTTATTGATGACCGATGGGTTTTCGTTTGGCTCGTTGTATTGGATGATGACAGAACCAGCATTGTCTGTGCCTTGGAAATTGTCCTTGAAACGCTTGGCGGTCTTTCTCGCTTCCTCTGGAGTTGGGATGCCCTTAAAGAGTTGTATGAGGGTCTGAGCAGAGAAACCACTCTTGATAGAGTTCAGATGGAAGTTGGCAATCTCCGTGTCAATCTCAATGTACTTCAAAGCACCTACATAGTCAGGCAAAGGATACATATCTTGCCCAGCCCTGTAGAACTTGAAATAGTAGAGTTGCTTGTTTTCACGAGTGATTGGATTCCACTTTGGGTAATAGGTCAATTCAGGTCTGTGAGAATCCCAGTTGTCTGAGTAGACAAAATCCATCTCCAAGCCCTTACGAACATTCTGAAAAGGCAAGTGGTAAATCTCAGCGATTGAGGTCTTGGCTTTGTTCCAGATAATTTCCAAAGCAAACCCATTGAACAACTCACAGTCCTGAGCAATCTTTGTTTTAAGGGACTCAAAGTCCTCGTAGGCGTTGATTGAGTTGAGATAGTCCTGAGCTCTTGCTATGTCCTCAGTATTTGCACCAATTATCTCGGTCTTATCACCCGATAGATACGATGCTTTTTGTGTTACGATTGCAGAGTGCTTAGGAGATTTGTTGAAAAGGTCAATCAGTTCAAATGGATACTTGTTGTTCTCCCCAAAAGTGATGAAGCCTTTGCTTTTGTTCTCCTTGAACTTTGGGAGTGATGACTCCACAAATGACACTCGTTGAAAATGGCCTTCCATCACTTATAAATAGCGGTTAGTCCTTTTTGGAAAATTTCTCCACCGAAGTGAAGCCTAGACAGAGGATGGTCACCCATTCAACCGCCTCAACAAGTTCAGCAGAAGGAGCAACCTCAATAGGGGAAAAAGAGTTAGCCAACATCGTTCCAAACAGAACCAATGCACCTAACACTCCCACCACTCGCTTGGAGGATACTTCGTTGCCATCGCTGACAATCTTCTTCAGAAATTCAATTATCTTTTTCATATTTTTTATCGTGGTACTTATGATAGATCTCCTTGGATATGAAGTGTGTGTATCCTTGGCAATCCTCTACGATGTACCCATCTTCAAGTTCTTTAACGATTATCCAGTGCATTCAATTTTTTCATATTTGATACACGAACAGAATCGGCTCGTTGTTCTTCCTCAAACTCATCCATTGATTCCGGAACTGGAACTGAGTAAACCTCACACACCATCTCCAGCAATTCTACCTTTTTAGCCATTTGCTCGGCTTTTAAGACACTTTCTTGAACTTCCAATACCTTGGCCTCGGTCATCTCTTTTGCTTCGTCTATTGAGGCTCTGGTGAGTTCTATGTTTTGACGAGCGTGGTCAAGCACCAAGTCATATTTCTTGTACGGGTCGGCCGATTCAATTCTCGGAGTTGCGGTAACTGCCAAGAGTGCTGTCAGGATAAGGTATTTCATTTGATGACTCCAATCTTTTTGTAGGTGTTAAGTTCTGATCGTAGAGAGGCAGAGAGAGAATCTTGGGTTTTAAGCATTTTGCCCATTTGATCAAGTTTCACCTCGCATCTTGTTAGCCTATCCTCACACCCCGTGTTGACCGCCTTATCTTGATTCTCCATTCGTAGGTAAAGGAAAACAACGGCAAACAACATCAAATAGGTAACGGCCTTTGACGGGTCTTTTGAAAACTCATTGAAAGATACTGGTAGTTTCATTTGCCTTGTCCTCTGTATTTTTTTTGTGGTGGATTGTTTTTACTATGCACCCCTTTACGGCTTACCTTTTTGCGTGGTCGGTATTTGCTTACCGAAATGCTTTTAACTTTGGCCATTAGTGTGAAAATTCATCGGGGTCTGGTACTGGAGTATATTCTATTCGCTCAAGTTGCTCAAGTTGGTCGTGTATCTCGGCAAAGTTTGGGTCATTCAAAACTTGCGTTCCTACAATGTAGCGACCGCTTCCGTCAAGTACAAATAGCAGTTCACTTGATTTATAACGATAGCCATTTAAGGCGTTGTATTGTTCGGTATTTGGGTGTAAAACTATCACAGAGATGAGATATAAGTGTTTAATGCGTTGTACAAATCAGTATTTTCTGAAACCAATGAAGCACCCATTCCGTAAAACCTAAAGCGTGAGGCGTTATAACCAGTCACTGCTCTTAAAAAAACTTGAGTCCCTGATGGAATGTCTACAGATGTTGCAGTTCTTGAGTATTGAGTTGTATTTTGAAAAATTTCCACATTGGTTGATGAGGTTCTGTTTATAGATTTGAAACCATCACTCCTCATGTCAACTGATGAATTTAATGATGTAGTTGCGGAATTTATTCTAATTAAAGTGCTATTGTTGTTTCCTGATATGGCCCTTCCAGCCAAGTTATCCTCCCAGTTTCCAGAAGCCCTATTATCTACCCAATAAAATCTATTTGCATTATCAAGTTGATAATTTACAGCGCTTGTTGATGGGTCGTAATTCGTGTCAACATAAGCGCTTACCCCATCGCCCTGAAATCCTCCGTCACTCGTAAAAGTAGGGCTATTGACTGCCGTGTACTGACTTAGGTTTATCCAATCAATCAAAGCAAAGTCGGAATTTCCATCGGTTGCAAATACGGCAAAGGTGTCAAGCTTAGACCAAACTCCTGCCGTTTTCAAATCGGTAACAAGTGTATTTTGCAATGTCTGTTGTGAGGCACTTGGCAAGGTGTAGCCTTGTGTGGTTGCGTAGTCCAATACTGCTTGGTAGTCAGCGTCAAAAGAAACGCCACCACTACTCGCAATAATCCCGTGAACGCCTAAAATCATGACGCAATATCTCCGAACAAGTACCACTCATCGGTCGCAATTTTAATCAATGTTGCACCGCTATATTGAGCATTTAATTTCAATTTACCCCCACTACTGCGAACAGTAACACCAGAACCAGCCACAACCGTTGTTTGACCTGCTCCGTATTGTGCCAAAAGTATCTGAGTACCTGTTGAAAATGCCACGCTTGAATTTGGAGGAACGGTCAAGTTATTGGCACTTGCTACATTCATTTCAACCAATTTGTCAGCGTCACTCAAAACCAAAGTATAGGATGCCGTTTGTCTATTTGCGGTAACAAGTTTAGCGGTCTTTGTATCAACTTGCGTCTGAATGGCAGAGGTGACACCGCTAACATAACCCAACTCAGTAGAGGTAACAGAAGAAACCGCAACTTTACCACTTCCGTCAGAAACCAAAGCTTTAGAGGCAGTCAGGTCGCTGCTGGTTATTGTAGTGGCTGCTCCAGTTATTGTGGCTTGTTTGCCGTTTATCTGCGTTTGAGCGTCAGATGTTAAACCTCCGATATATTGGAACTCTGCATTGCTTACCGAGCCGTCTGCAATTTTAGCGGCATCTATTCCCGTTGGCAAATCTCCAGCAGCAAGGTCAGCCCCAGCAGTTACCAAGCCTTTTGAGTCGTATGTTATTTTTGTTTTGGTTGCGCCAGTAATAGAAGCGTTCTCATCAACTTTCCCGTCCAAAGCCGTCTGCAAGTCCGTTTGGCTTGACAAAGTACCAGTAACGCCACCCCAAGCAACTGAGCCAGAAATCGTGATGTCTCCACTTCCCAAAATAGAAGTTGAGTTGATGGTCTTGATGTTTGTGCCAGAAACAAGAGTCGCTTGTTTAGCATCCAAAGCCGATTGAGTAGCGGTTGAGATGGGCTTGTTCGCATCGCTTGTGTTGTCTACATTACCCAAACCAACATCACCTTTGACCAAGGTAACTGCTCCAGTTTTAGAGGCTACGCTTTGAACGGGTGCTTGAGCAGCGATTTGAGTCACGCTGATTTTTTTGGTTGTTGCAACCGATGTGTCAACGATAGGAAGAACATCATTGGCTGCGATGTCAACTATTGCGTCAAGTGCCGAGATTTTTTTATCTGCCATTATAGTAAAA